CCCACCATGCTTGATTTGGCATGGGCCGACATATCCGTCGGTCCTTCATCCTGGTGCAGGTATCTTGGGTCGCCATCCGGAACCAGTCTTTCGAAGATACCCTTCAAGTCATGTCTCACATCTGGGTCGAAGTTTTCGTTCAGCGACAATCCGCAACTGGTATGTCTTACGAAGAGATTCAGAATCCCTGTCTTAGGCAGCGCTGGCAGGTTCCTCATCACCTCGTTGGTTACGAGGTGAAAGCCGCGAGGAAGCGGACGCAATGAAAATTCTACTTGCTGTATCATATCATTCTTTGTTTTTTTATTTCAATTGTTTGTATCTTTCTGATTGTCAATTTACAAAGGTAATTATAATTTTATTATTATAATACTATTATAATGCAAATATAGGAAAGTTTAACCATTAAAGGATTTCTCTTCCTTACTATCTGCTACCCCGAAAAATCTTCTTCTTTAGAAGAAGGAAAAAAACAGGAAAAATAATCCCGAAAAAATTTGGTGGTTTCAGAATAATGATGTACTTTTGCACCCGAAATCAAGCATTAAGAGTTGCCCAGTTGCGGCACACCAACCGAGTTTCGCATAGAGATAACCACGGTGGTAAAAGAATGTGTAAGTGTTTAACAACTTAAAATAATTATCTTTATTATTCCAATATGATTTATTTTGTTAGTTAAATACCTGATTTTTAAATAGTTATATGTTTCTTTGTTTTTAGCGAGTAACAAAATAGCAACAATGATGTGTTAATCTTTGCAAAGTAACTAACTTGCCCACAACAAAGATACGAATTAAATCTTATTCACAATTAATTTTCAAAAAGACTTTAACTTAGATTAACATTGTGTCGTTTCGTATATCTAATGTATATCCATTTCCCTAAAAATCCAATTTCATTTACATTCAACAAATTTTAGCATTTGGCGGTTCCAAAAATTGTTTCTATCTTTGCATCGTCAATGTTACGGTTGACAGACTAAAGTAGTCCTCCTTTCAAGGCGCAAGCCTACAAGATATGACCCTCTGAGTCGTTGTCCGTAACCAACACTCGGGGGGCTTTTTTATTCCCCTGAGTTTGATGGCAAGACAAGATGGAAGACTATGGGCTAGATACATTCCGATTCATCGAGTCTATAAATTGCAAGGAAGACCGCATGGCAAATCGTAGGAACTAATAGCAGAAGACGAGCGGAGGGGAATCTACTCCTTATGCTGCTTAGGTTAACTGATGTAGAATTATCAAGTGACCAGATGATGGGGGTTGACGGAACTCATCCATGACATCTTAGGTTTTCTGATGCGTTCACATACGTGTGCGTTAAGGGGAACCTAGAATCCAAAGGAATCAAAAATCTATCCATAATTTTCAATAATTATATTTGGATAATTAAGTGATTGGTAAACAAATGTCGAACTAAAAATTATAAAATATGGCAGTTGTAAATGTAGATTTGCATCCACGACAGAAATATGGAAAAACAAGCCTATGCCAACAGGAAGAATAAGCTTGACAACGAGTACAACGGAAAGAAAGCTGACCTCAAGAAGGTGTACGAAAAGAAGGCGAAGGACTTGGAAGAGGAATATTATCGCAAGGAATGTGATTTTGGAGCAGAAAAACTTCGCATTTTAAATCTGCTCCCTAAAATCAATAAACTGGCAACAGAGTTGCATGATGATTTAGTTAAGCGATTCTTTATGCCAAAGCATGCTGTAGAGTTAGCTGAATCTATCATAAATACAACCAAAAAGTATGTTTATGGAACTGGATATGTTGATTAGAAGTGCTCTGAGTGATGCCAAGTGGTTAATTGCTAAGGGTGGCACGGATAGGGCAGAAGTCCTGAATCGTGTGCTGGGTAAGATTGATAATGTCATGAAAGAACTGGATGGTGCAGACCTCATTGACCTCAACAAGGTATGGCATCAGGCGAAAGATGTTATGCCGCCAAGAATTTATGGCGGCAATCATGCAGACTTGCTGTGTGTGCATCAGTTCAAGCCTACCTCTCATCCTATTCTTACTCATGAAGAGTACTGCCCTGAGGATGAAGCGTATCTTAAAGCGAGTCCGAATGACTGGTGGTGTAGAACTGGTGATTTATTGAAGAAGGAGCATCGTGAACTTTATTGGAGATAGATATATTAATAAATTTGTTTAGATATGGATAATATTGAAAAAGAAGATTTCAAGGACAGACTAAAAAATGAGTTTGATGAATTGTATGGTCGCTTGGTAGATTTAAAGCAATTTATGAAAGGCGGCTTTGGTAATCTAAAGAAAAAGATTGGCTTTGGTCAAGCCTTTCTTCTTTACATTCAGCGTTTTATGATGATTTGCTATTTAGCGATATTAGCAGTTAGATTGGATGATTTAGGTATAAAACATAGATTGTCATAATGGTATCAGAATCAGCTAGATATTATCAGACTCACCCAGCAGCTAGGGAGCGGAAAAAGCGTTATGATACTCGCTTCGAGTCTTCCCCTGCTCAGAAGGCTAAGCGTAGGGAATTAGCTCGTCATAACGCTGACCACGATAAAAAGTATGGGGCAGCTTCACGCAAGGGTATGGATGCTAGCCATACACGTTCAGGAATCAGGTACAAGCCATCATCTGTGAATCGTGGTTCCAAGACGGATATGGCTGGGGATAGAAGGGCTAGAGGCGGTCGCTGATAGTGAATAAAAAAGAATAGGGAGTGCTCACGCATTCCCTATTTTGTTATCCTAACAATCTTAAAACCTATAAACTAAAAAACCTATGGAAAAAACAATCGTTCTTCTTAATTATGATAAATTCAATTTAACCTTCCTCTTCTGACATCTGTCTTAACTTCTCGGTGAGGGCATTGTGAACCTCACGCTTATCGTCAAGAGTGACGGTCTGTAGCTTAGGACAATTAAACTCCAGTATCTTGATAAAGGTTGATACCTTATCTTTAGGCTCGCACTTATACCAAGCTTCCATGAAATCATCCCAAGCCTCTCTGGAAAAATCGGCACAGAGTTCACGAAACTCCTTCTTGATAGGAGATTCATATCCCTTCTGCTTTCCTCCAGTTTTTGCTCGACCTTTCTCGAACTGACCTCTAGAATTTCTTTCTGTTGCCATATTTTTTCTGTCTATTAATGCCGCAAAGGTACAAATTATTATTTATATGTGAGTTTTATCCGTTAATAATTGAATCAGCAGCACGAGTATTAACGGATAAAATATGATTTTCGGCTAGTATTATTAACTTTGCCACATTATTAATAATATAAAATAGATATATATGTTAGGAGCATTAATTGGGGCAGGTCTTGGACTTGCAAGCAGTATCGCTGGCGGTATAGCTAACCGCAAGGCGAGACGTAAACAGGAACAGATGATTGCCCAGCAACAGAAAGAAAATCAGGCGTGGTATGACCGAACATACAATGCCGACCCGACCAAGCGTGCTGATACGGTTCGCTTGCTCACTCAGATGCAGGAGCAGATTAAGAACAGAAACAAGGCTGCCAAGGGCAGACAGGCGGTGATGGGTGGTACTGAGGATTCCACTACTGCGGTGAAGGAGGCGAACAACAAGGTTCTTGCCGATACTACCTCACAAATTGTAGCTGCAAATGATGCCCGAAAGGATAGCATCGAGCAGCAGTATAGAGAGCGAAAGAATCAGTTGAATAATCAGCAGATGGGTATTGAAGCTGAAAAGGCTGCTGATACCGCTAATGCCGTGGCAGGTGTGGCTGGTACTGCTGCCAACATCGCTGCAACGATTGATAGTGGTGCTGGTGGAGTAAAAAAGGCTCCGAATATGAATGTGACTCAGGAGCAGTTAAATGGTATCGCCAAGAATCCGAATGATGTTCTTGGCTTGAAGGCGAAGACTACAGCTCTTCCTTCTGAGGGTGACTTGAATAGCCTTGGGGCTAAACTTCAAAAGATTAAAGCATAGCCTATGAAAGCATCAGTTATGTTACGAAACAACAATGGATTGAAGACTACACAGAGTGTGCTCAACAAGCAGCAGAGTGGGGTGGATGCCGCACAGAAGGTGGCACAGACTCAGGCTCCAGTCTTCACCCAGCAGCAACTTGATGCGGCTGGCAAGAAAGTTGACCAGATGAATGCTGCCATTCCCACCGATGATGCTATGAAGGCGGCTAGGGATAAGACTATCGCTACTCAACAAGCCATCGCCAATGGGGTAGATGTGAATCAGGGTGCGCCAAGTGATGAGGAGGACAAACCATCTGTCCCTATCGTGAAGAAGGAGGAGCCTAAACCTCAGCCAAAGCAGCTATCTTACGCTGATATGTATAAGATGCTGAATCCTGAACTGAATGAGACGGCTGAGCAGAGGGCGAACAGAGAGAAGAAGGAGCGTACCAAGGCTCGTATCGCTGCTCTGGGTGATGGTCTCCGTGCGCTATCCAATATATACTTCGCTACCAAGGGTGCAAAGGTGGTGCACAATCCTGAGTCGGATATGACTAAGGCGGTGAATAAGCGCAAGGCTTATATGGATGCTCAGAGAGAAAAAAATCGGGCATCGTGGCTGGCTGGGTATCAGAGGGCACTCGCTCTTGATGAGGAAGCTCGGAAGAATAACCTAACTCTCGCTGAGCAGATGAGGTATCACGATATGCAGAACGACATCAACAAGGTGAAGGCTGACCAAGGGCAGCAGAGAATTGACCAAGGTAACAGAAGACTTGACATTAGTGAGTTGAAATATACCAATGATGCAGAGTATAAAGATAATCAGTTGAAGATTAAGAAGATGCTTGCTGCTGGTCAGATTAGTCATTGGGCTGCTCAGGATGCACTAGCTAGACTACGAGAAGGACGTATTGCAAATAAGGCTCAGAAATCTTCGGGCGGTAACAAAACTACTGCTGGATATTGGTATGAGTATTACGACATGATGGACACTCCTGAGGGGCAGAAGAAGATTAATGAACTTAAAAGAAAGTTGAGAATCAAGAATGTTACTCAGACTAACGTGAGATACATCATGGACAGATTGAAAGGAAGAAGTAGTTCTGCTGGAGGTGGTAAATCATCTGGTGGCGGCAAGCATACAACACATAAGGCTGGCGGTTCTTCGGCTGGTGGTAAGAAGAAGACTGGCGTAAAGTGGTAACAGAATTGGTAACAAGAATTTGGTAACAAACAAATATATATATCATGGCAGAAAGACCATTATACACTTTATACAAGAATCTGAAAGCACAGAACTATGATGTGCCTGATGATTACAATAAGTTTGAGAGTGCTCTGACAAGAGACGGAAAGGGCGGTGCGGATAATAGACACGCTATCTATGAGAACTTGAAGGCTCAGAACTTTGATGTTCCATCTACTTATGAGCGTTTTTACTCTGCACTCTTTGAACCTCGAAGCAGGACTTCATCAAGGGCGAAGGGCGGTAGCGTTCCTATGAGTGCTGCTGACCGTGCTCGTTTCTCGGCTGGGGCAGCAGCTATCTCGGCTAGTGCTCAGCAGACAATGAACAATGCTGGCAGATACAACAGACTGAAACAACGCAAGCAGAAACATCAGAAGGATTTCGGTCGTGTGAACTTGGGTACACACAAGACTCCTTATGGTGGTGATGCAAACAATGTTGTGAAGGATGATTTTGCTTACAATCCTGAGACTGGCAAGGCTGGCGCATACGTTACCTCAGACAATGAGAATGTTTATTCTCTTCCTGAAGCTGAGCAGAGTCAAGCACAGGATATTGCTTATCAGAATGCGGTTGATACTGGTGAGATTCCATCTGCTTTTGATGTTCGTGATAAGAATGGTAACTATGACTTGCAGGAGAACATCAATAAGAATGGAACCTATCTTACTGAGGAGGGTGCTCAAAAGCAGTTTGACAAGAAACTGGAGGATGCCTATGCCCGAAAGAAGGAGATTGAAGCTGCTATAGCGGAAGACCATCGTTTGCATGGCAATCCTCTGCTCTCTTATGGTGCTAGTATTGGTGCAAGCAACGGAAGAACTGCTGAGCAGAGTGACTATAGCAATAAGTTGGCAACCTCTCTCGCTCTGGTCAAGCAGCAGATTGGTGCGCTGGAAGTGGTGAAACAATATCCTACAAGTAGCTGGGGTGAGGATGCCTTGAAGGCTCTTGACAATACTGCCTTTACTGCCAAGACTTGGGATTTCGGTTTGACTGATTTTGCTACCATGGGGCAGATGGAACGCATCAAGACAAAGATGGATAACAACATTCCTCTCTCTGGTTCTGATAAGATGCTCCTGAAGAGTAAACTGGGTGCGGATGCTGCTGCGGCTCTCGAAGACGAGAAGATGGGTAACATCTATCGCTGGACGAAAATTGCAGGGCAGAGTCTCCCATTTATGGCAGACTTCTTCCTGACTGGCGGTTATGGTGGAATTACCAAGGGCATCAGTCGTGGAGCCTTGAAATTTGCTGCTAAACGTGGTATGGGCAAGGTGAGTGCTGCTATCTTGAAGAATACTGGTATCGTGGCTGGCGATGTTATCGGCTCTTATGCCATGGCTGGAACTGAACAGGCATTGAAGACTGGTGCTGACATTATGCAGCGACATCTGGGTAATCTGTATCAGGATGAGAAGGGTGACTATAAGTTTGGCACTTTTGATGAAAACGGAAATCTCCTGCATGAGGGTGGTGAGTCTATGGGTACTGCTCTCTATAAGGGTCTGACTTCTGCCATGGTTGAGAACTACACAGAGAAGTTGTTTGGTCACAACTATGGTATCAAGAAAGGTGCTGTCAACTTCATGAAAAAACACGGTATGAATGCTTCTGCTGAGTTCTTCAAGAATATCGGCAAGAGTGGATGGTATACCAATTCCAAGAAGTGGATGGAGAAGTTCGGTATCAATGGTTTCGGTGAGGAAGTGATGGAGGAGGAAATTGGCATTCCTCTTCATGCTCTATTGGATGGAGACAATAAGTTCTCTGACCTTCTTGATGCTAAGCAGCAACTCGACATTATCGGTGGTATGGCTATCTCTGTCGGTTCTATGTATGCTATGGGTGCTGGCTCCCGACCAGTAAAAGGTATCTACAATCGTGCTCAGTACTACCGATTCCGCAACAAGGTGAACGTGGCTGATAGTGATGCTCAGAACCTTATGGGCGATAACTGGGCAGACATCAAGGATAAGATAGACAACGCAACCAACGAGCAGATGGGTGGCGTGCTGGCTGATATTCTCCGTCAGAGAGATACCATGACCAAGGAACAGATTAATGCTGCTGTTAACTATGGCGTCAACCTGATGAAGATGCGTGGCTACAATATTGCCAAGACTGCTGAAATGAATGCAAGAGAGATTACTAATGAGCCAACAACTCCTGAGGAGCAGCATCAGGCAGATATTGACAACGCTTATTCTGAGGGGCATGATGCTGATGATGCAGATAAGCATGATATACAGATTCAGCAGGAAGACCAGATGAAGACTCTTGCAGCAGCATTGGGTATCTCTGAGCAGCAGCTATCTGCCATGAGTGATGAGGAACTGGAATCCCTGACGGGGCAGGATGATAAACTTGACCAAGCTATCTATGACTACCAGTTGTCTTCTGCCCGATACCAAGGTGTGGTTGATGATGCACAAGACAAGGTTGACCTTGCTGCTCATCAGGCAGAGCAGAGAGTGGATATGTATACAGACCAGAGTCGTGGCTCTGTCCGTAACGCTACTATCAAAGCATCAGGCGGCTTGGAAGACTATGGTGTGTATATTATCAGTGGTAATATTGCTACTCATGATGATGGCTCCATTGATGTAAGCAATAGCGATGATATGATTCTATACTATGACCCGACAACGAATAGTGTAGAACATGCTGATGCGTTGATGTTCGCTGAACTGGGTAAAGAACTCCCTGCTGATGATGTGAAGGCTCAGGCGGTAGCTGATGCAAAAGAGAATGCTATCAAGGAAGTGGCTGGCATCATTGATGGAACCGTTGAAGTTGGCTCCCAGTTCAATGTGACTGATACTGATGGTACTGAACATACCTATGAGGTGTTGGCTGACTATGGTGATGGTACTGCTGCTATCTCTATAGATGGTAACGTGGTGGAGAATCCTTATTCGCTTGCAGACTTGCAGCAGATGAAAGACTTGGAAGACCAGAAGAGACTGGAAGCTGCCAAGGCTGAGCGTGAACAGATGGAGAAAGAGCGTGCTGCCCAGCAGAATCAGGAGACAGAAGAGTCTCAACCTTCATTTGATTTCAATCAGATACTTAATGATAATGGAAACGTGGTGCTCGTTGATGTGCTCGACAAGGATGGTAATACCAAATATCCTGACTCTAGATTGTTCCTCATTCGTGATGCTGGTGCTAAGGCTAAGGTGGTGGAGTTGAAGAGTGATGGCACAATCGTTCCTCATGCTGTGAACAAAGAAGATGTGGCTACTATTTCTTCTATGTCGCTCGATGAATACAAACAAGCTATGCCTGAATCCTCAATGATAGAGGATAATAGAGGAGATAATAGAGGTGAGATAGAGGTGGAAGCTCCGACAATAGAGGGCGAGACTGCTGCTCCTGCTGAGGAGACTGCTGCTCCTGAATCTGCTGAGACTCCTGCAACTGAACAGACTCCTGCTGCTCCTGCCATTACCCTTGAAGATGGAACCATCGTGCCTATGCTGGAGGATGGCAATCCTGACTTCTCGAAGCTGACTGCCGCACAGACTGCTGAGCTATATGATAATCAGTTTGGTGAGGATGCAAATAGTATCGTATCTGGATATGTGTCTGATGCAAAGAAGGCACTCGACAAGGCTAGCAACATGACCGTGAAGGGTAAGACTTTCGTGGAACAGAAGGCTGCTAAGGATGCCAAGGAGAAGGCTATTGCTGATGCTCAGGCGGCTTATGACTCTGCAATCGCTATCCGTGATGCTTATAATGAGCGACAACTTGCCAAGGTGGAAGATACTGCTGAAGGTAGAAAGGAACTCATTGAGAAGGCAAGAAGAAAGTTTGCTCGCTTGAAGAGTGCGGTGAAGGATGATGCTGAGGCGGTGGCTCAACTCTATAAGGAGACGGTTGGCACTCTGCTGCATCGTCTGTATGATGGCACTGGTATTGATGTGACAGATACTATTCCGCTTACTGCTGAGGAGTATGTGGCTAGTAACCTCGGTGCTCACTCTCTCAACTATGAGGGTACAGAGACAAGCAAGGGTGTTAAGCAGGAGACAGGATTGAGCAGAGAAGACTTTGCCAAGACTCAGTTACTCGCTGCTGATGGCAAGGGAACTACCATTGATAACCTTGTGCATAGTCTGTGGGAGAATCGTCCATCTAACCTTGATTCGCTCGATACTCAGGATATACGTAATGCCATGCTCAGCGTAATCACTAGCGGTTTTAAAGCATCGGAAGCTAGAAACTTTGTTGAAAATATTCGCATTGCTCAGGCTGAGAACATACTTGAAGAGCAGAAACGTGCTCAGGAGAATGCAGATTATGCTGAGCAGCAAAAGGCTGAGCAGGAGGCTGAGTTGAAGGCGAAGTCGGATGAAAAGGCTGAGTCAGAGGCGAAGTCAGAGGAGGAGTTGGATAATGAATCGTCTAATGAATCTAATGATTTGGATAACGAATCGGATAATGAGAAGATAAATGACAATATAAATGATAATATAAATGTTCCTGAGGATGCTACTGATGAGAATCCTTTAGGCGCACAGCGTGATGAATCTGACCTACCTTTCTCTGCCAAGGAAAATGGCACACAGCAGACTACTGCCGAGCGTGCTGCTGACGTAGAGAAGAATAAGGTGGATGATATGAAGGTCGTTGATAACATCGTGGGGCAGAAGACTCGTAAGGCTTTCGAGAGACTGGCTAAGATGATGGGTGCAAAAATTCAATGGCAGTACTCGGACAAGTTTGGCAACGGATGGATTCAGGAGACTAAGGATGCTGATGGCAACGTGCATCGTACAATCTTCATCACTCTTGACTCTTCTATCACGGAAGGTGCTCAGTTTATCTTCGGTCACGAAATGACCCACCAAATCAAAAACCTGAACCCTGCTGCCTACAATGAGTTGACTCAGCTTGTGCTTGATACCTATGGCTCTGATGCCTTCGACAAGGCGGTAGATGAGACCATGCAGAGATATTCTGATGCTGGATTCTTTGGACGTGCTAGAGATTACTATGCTGAGGAGGTGGTTGCTGATGCGGTAGGTGAAATGATTCGTGACTTGAACCTTGCTCACACTCTCGCTATGAAGATGTCTCATCCTCTGCTCGCTGCTATCCATGAGATATTGCAGAAGATTAAGTTGGCATTCTTTGGCACTGAGTATAGCGATGTAACCAAGAATATCATCCGTTCCATCGAACAAGCCTACGTGAAGACTGCCAATGGTGAGGTGACGAACTCCGAGACTGGCGAAGATGTTTCCTTCTCTCTCCGTCAAAAGCCTGAGCCTAAGAAGAAGGGTATCGGCTACAAGGTGTTCGTATTGAAGGATGGCAAACTCTATCCGCCAATGGTAGCGAACCCTAATGGTGCAGCCACTCCAGTGGGTGTATGGCTCGATGCTGATGCGGCTCCTATTGCAGGAGAAAGCAAGACTGGCAGACCTCAGGTTAAGCAGGGTGGCAAGGGAACACAAGGCGGTAGCGGTAAGCTAGCCTATAGACCAGGCTGGCATCTTGGTGTAGTGCCTTACGCTATCCAGTTCAACCGCAAGGATGCTGATGGTAACAAGACTCTCTTCCCTAAGAACTTCGTGTTTGCTGAGGTGGAGTATGCTGCTGACGTAGATTATCAGGAGGAAGCTCGCCAAGAGGGTATCAATCCATCGGGCAAGTATCAGCATTCACTCGCTGGATTGAAACATCTGCCTACTGATGGCTATTATATGTATCGTACCAATCCGAACCCTGAGACTGACCCTTGGGTGATTACTGGTGCGATGAAGGTGAACCGTATCTTGACCAGAGCAGAGCAAGCAGACTTGGTAAGCAAGGCTGGTCGTGAACCTCAGCAGATTCAGGAGGGCGATATTGTTACTGATGATGTTGTGAACAGCATCAATCAGGAGATAGCTGATGCTCCTAAGTTTTCGTTGAAGGTGTATCATGGTAGCGGTGCTGACTTCACAGAGTTTGACTTCGACCACATGGGCGAGGGTGAAGGTTCACAAGCGTTTGGTTGGGGTGGCTATGTTACCAATTCTAAGGAGATTGGTAAAGACTACACAAGACGTGCAAAGAGCAGAAAAGCGAACCATGCTCATTTTTATGCGAATATGGGTTCTTTGATTGCTAATGATTGGTATGAGTACTTTGTGAAGACTGCAAATAGCGAGTCTCTTGAAGATGCTAAGGAGTTTGTTTTGAAAGACCTTGATATTGACATTAAAGTTGATGAAAACAAACTGAATCGTAATGAAATTCCCGAATCTAAACGTGCTAATATAGTGGCAAACTTAAAGGAAGAGAAGCGTATTCGTGAAATAATTGCCAACACCAAGAAGGAAGATTTACCTAATATCGCTAGTGCTAATCTCTATGAGGTTGATATACCTGAGGATAATGGCAGCAACTATCTGGATTGGGATGCTCCTATAACTGATGAACTGATAGATAAGGTAACTAAAGCACTACCTTCTTTGCGTAGCTACGATATTAAGGACTTGAAGAAGGATAGAACCTTTGACAATTTCTATAAGACTATCTCAATGAGAAGTGCTAAGGATGATGCAACCTTCAATGATGATAAGGCTGCAAGCCAACTTCTCGCTTCTCTTGGCTATACTGGTATTAAGTATAAGGCTGGTCGTAACTTTGGTGGTGCTGAGGAAGGCGATACCAACTATGTTATCTTCAAGCCTGAGGATATGAGAATCACAGAGCACACAAAGTTCTCTCTCCGTTTGAAGTCTGCTATTGAAGAAACAGAAACCAATCCATCTGACGCACAGAAGGAGAGTGGCAACTACAAGAAGGGACACATCAAGTTCGGTGGCTACGATTACACTATAGAAAATCCGAAGGGTTCGACTCGCTCAGGCAAGGATGCCGATGGTAAAGAATGGAAAGTAACCATGCACGATACCTATGGCTATATTCGTGGCAAGTTTGGAAAAGATGGTGACCATTTGGATATGTTTATCAATGACAAGGCAGACCTTGATAATTGGGATGGTGATGTGTTTGTCGTTGACCAAGTGAATCCTGATGGCTCGTTTGATGAGCATAAGGTAATGTATGGCTATGACTCCATGGATGCTGCCAAAAAGGCTTATATCGCCAACTATAGCAAGGGGTGGCAAGGTCTTGGAAATATTACTGGGGTAAGTAAGGATGAGTTCGACAAGTGGCTTGATACGAGCAAACGTAAGATAAAGCCATTTAAAGACTATGCTAAGGTAAAGTTCTCGTTGAAGAACGATGGCTTGACTCCTGAGATAGCAAATACTCCTGTAAATATTGTGGATGCTGATGAGGAACATGGCTTTAAGAACTATGCTGAGGCAAGAGAATGGGCTAAGAAGAATATTGTCAGAACTTACAATAACGAGGAAACTGGTGGTAAGGGTGAGATAAATATCAGTAATACTGCTGTTGGTAAGTATTTGTCGGAAAAGGCAGTTAAGAAGAGTGCAAACAAAGATGTACACATGAGCGTTTTGAAAGTCTTGCCTTCTATACTTCGTGAGAGTGTTGATGCTATTCAGCATGTTGACCGTAACAAGGTAGGAAATGAGCGTAGTGAGGATTTTGGTGTCAATCCTGATGTTATGATACATCGTTGTTATGGTGCTGTGAATATAGGCGATAAGGTCTATGGTGTAAAGATTACATTGAAAGAGAATGTAAGAACACACGAAAAAACAAAGCTATATAGCTATGAAGCAACAAAAATAGAGCTGCTGGACGGTCAAAGTGGAGACGTAGCTATGACCTCTCCCCGCAATTCCAACAACTCTATTACGGTTGCAAAGATAATAAAAGGTTTTGAAACTACCAAGAAAAATGGCGAAAAAGTTGATGGTGATGGCACAAAATTCTCATTGAAAGATGAAGAATACCTGAAAGCGGTGGAAGATGGCAATATGGAAAAGGCTCAGAAGATGGTGAATGAAGCTGCCGCTGCTGCTGGCTATTCTACAGATTCCAGTTATCAAGGTACATCTGCCTTCAATGGTGCAGCACCTTGGGGTAATGGTTACTTCTTGACAAAGGACGAACGCAAGGAGGCTTGGGATAATGGCGAGTTTGAAGGTGAATCAACTCTTGGTGATTATATCAATGATGATATTGATGGCGGCAACTTGGAGGAGTTGACTAATGCCGCATCTTATCGTGCAGCTGACCCTATGCGTAAGGAGGCTATTGATAACGTTCGTAATGCTATTCAGAAGAAAGCTAAGACTATTACAATGTATCGTAGTGTTCCTTCTGACGTGAAGGAAGGTTCTTTCCGAAATGGTGACTGGGTTACTCCAAGTCGTGCTTATGCTGTTGATAATGCAAAATTGCATGGATGGGGTGACGATTACAACATCATCGAACAAAAAGTTCCTGTTGATGATGTGTGGTTTGATGGCAACGATATTGCAGAATGGGGCTATGGTCGTGAGGAAGATTATATCAATGATACAGACTTCGCCTATAAGAACAGCAAGAACAACAAAAAGTTGCTTGATGCCGTTACCTATGATGATAATGGTAATGTGATTCCTTTGTCTCAGAGATTCAATGAAAAGAATAAGGATGTGCGTTTCTCGCTGAAGGATGAAAAAACTCTTGTAGGTGTACACAATATATCAGAAGAGAAGCTGTTGAAGGCTATCAAGCAGGGTGGTCTTGCCAATCCATCTGTGGCAGTCATTGACTCTAGTAGGCAAGACCATAAGGCGTATGGTGGCATTTCCTTGATTCTGCCTTCCGATAAGATTGCTAAGAGAACAGGAAAGAATGCAGGTACTTGGCAAGGTGATGCTTATACTCCTACTTATCCAGAAGTGGAGAAGCAGATGAGCAATAAGGGGGCTGAAAAGTCTTCTTCTGATGTTCTTTCTGTGCCAAAAGAAATGCAGCATGAAGTAAGAAATGGTATCGACCGATGGTTGAACGGAGGCGATGTAAACTCTGGGTTGAAGTATCTCTTCCTTCATGAGAAGGGTGTGGCTCCTGAACCGAAGATGATTCAGCCTAAGTTTAGTGATGAAGCATATAACGAGTTGAAGTTTATTACTGCTGGAGACTTCAATATCTATGGTATCGGCAAGGCTGATGCTCAGAAGGTCTTGGATATGTACATTGAGGCAAAGTTTGATGGCGATAAGGATTTGTATGAGGAGAAGACCAAGGCTTGGCTGGAAAGAAACAAGTCTATCGTTGATGCTGGTGCTAAGGGTGGAATGAGATATGCCATTGCCAAGGAGAATGTTGAACTATATGATGAATATGGTTTCAACTACAAGGGTGTGCAGACCTTCGTCCGTGATGTAGAGTATGACCATCGTAAGACTGGAGTTGACACGAATGCTACGCTTAATGAGGTTGAAAACTACATCAAGACCAATAACCTGACAGATGAGTTCAATACTTGGCTGGAAGGTAAGGAAAAGGAATATGGCATTAAGGAGGTAATCTTTGATGGCTTTACTCCTAGTGGCAATCGTAGATATGTGCCAAACACCTTGGAGAATGTTTCCAAGTTGATGAAGAAGCAAGGGCGAAATGGAGCAACTGGTGCGGCTGTATCTTTCCAAAACTTTGCTGCAAGACTGATGCCTTCTTATGGAACATTGAAGGATATTCGCTTCAAGAAAGGTTTGTTGACTTCTGACCGAGAGAAATTTGATAAATTCAGAGACAAGTGGTCTAATGTTTTCTTTGAACTTGGTAATAAATGCCAACCAGATTCCACAAGTGCTTTTGATAGTTATGGCATGGAAAGACTCTCTGAGGCTGCAATGACCAGTGCCCCACAAGCATACTTGAAGAAGGAGTACAATGTGGACTTCTCAGATGCGGACACAAAACGTTTGAAGGAAATGGTTAAGGCTATCAAGGAAGAGCATCCTGCCATGTACTTTGAGACTAAGTTTGAACGTCCAGTTAGATTTGATGAGTTCTCTGCTGCTGTTGTTCCTACTACTACCAAGAAAGAGGTGAAGGAGGTATTGGGGAATGCTGGTGTATCAATCTTTGAGTATGACGAAAAGAGCGATGCAGACCGCAAGCGTGCATTCAATGAAGCTATCAATAGCAGCGACAATATCCGATTCTCTCTCGCTGGCGAGCGTGGTGCGGCTGCTGCTGACAAGGCAGAGGAGCGAACTGCTCGTATGGATAATCTCTCCGTGGCTCGTAAGATGGAAGAGGAGAAGAAGGATGCCAAGGCTATCAAGATGGCTACTGGATGGGAGCGTGGTGCTGATGGCAAGTGGAGATACGAAATGCCTGATGCCAAGATAAATGACACGATGGACGTAGGCGGTGGGCACATCGTTAAGCGTTACGAGGATGATATGCTCTGGAATGGCGGCAAACTATCTAAGGTGATTGATGCACCTGAATTATTTAAGGCTTATCCCCAGTTGAAAGATGTGCGTATTGATACGGATGCCATTATGAACGATATGCCTTCAAATGGTGAATATAATTCAAAGACCAACACCATTACCATTCATGCTGACGATTTGAAATATATGAATGGCATATTGAATCACGAGATTCAGCACGCTATTCAGGATATTGAAGGCTTTGCCAAGGGCGGTAGTCCTAGATTGGTTAGAGGTGAGGTTAAGAAGAAATTAAACGAGGTAACCAAGCAGATTAGGCAGTTACGAGCAGAAGGCAAGGAAGATGAGGCAAAGGCTCTGATTGAGAAGAACAGAGGTCTTTATAATGCTTATCAGAAGAATGATGATTACAATAGTTACAAGTCACTCGCTGGTGAGGTGGAAGCTCGCAACGTATCTGCCCGAATGAACATGACTCCTGAGGAGAGAAGAAAGACTCTCGCTGAATCAACTGAGGACGTGGCTCGCAAAGACCAGATTTTCTTGGGCGTGGGCGATGTGTCCTTCTCTCTCCGTGATATGGCTGACGGAAAGGAGAGTGGAGCGGCTGATATGGCTGAGGACTTGAAGAGTCTGAACACTCCTGATGAGGTGGATGATGCTATCAAGACTGCACTTGATGATATGCCTAGCGGCTGGAAGATGGCTAACAAGAAGATGATTCATGTTGCTCAGGCTCTGGGCGAGAACCGCAAGGCAGAGATTGCTGGCGAGGAACCTAAATTCTCCCTGAAGGATGGCACTCTCATTAAGGCTGGAACCTACTTTAGCGGTGGCGGTCTTGTTGAGGAAGGCTTGAAGGGTATCATCGACCCAGTGGTGGCAGTTGAGTATGACGAGAAGATAAGCGGTGTATATCGCAACAATTTCGGGCAGCACATCGTTACTGCTGATGTTCGTGATGTTGACCCTAAGGAGTTGGTGAAGCAGATAGATGGCGAGGTGGAGTACTTCCATGCCAGCCCAGTCTGCAAGAACTACTCTCAGGCGAAGAATAACCATGCTGAGGTGGAACTTGACAAGGAGACTGCTGCTAGTACTGCCGAGTTCATCAATGCTATCAAGCCAAAGGTGGTGACCATTGAGAACGTGAAGGGATATAAGGATTCGGATGCCATGAAGACTATTACCGATGCTCTGGATGCCAACGGCTATACTTGGGATGCAGATGTGTATAACGCTGCTGACTATGGTGGCTACACCAACCGAGAGAGATTGATTGTCCGTGCGGTTCGTGATGGCAAGCTCCCTGAAAAGCCAAAGAAGATGGCACACAAGAGTGGATGGTATGAAGCTGTGGCTGATATTATCCCGACTCTGACCGAGAAGAAGAATGGTGTGGCTCCTTGGATGGACGTTCGCTTGAAGGCTGATGGCATTGACTGGAGAAACATTGACAAGCCATTATATGTGATGGGTAGTGCCTATGCTGACGGAAAGGTTCCTCATGCCTTCGCTGATGAACTGCTGCCAACACTCAGAACCAAGAGCGGTGACGTGATTGTGATGCCTGATGGTAAGGTATATCGTGCCATGGGCAGAGTTCTCGCTAGAGTATCAGGAGTGAGCGATGATTACAAAATGCCATTCTCTGAAAACCTGAGCCATACCATCATCGGCAACGGAATCCCTACCCAGTTAACCGAGCATGTTATTGCTCCTCTGCTTACTGGCTCTGACTCTAAGTTTAGCATCCGAGCCTATCATGGTACTGGTGTTAGCTTTGACAAGTTCGATTTGTCTCATGCTTTTGAGGGTGAGGGAAGTGAGACTTTTGGGCATGGTGTGTATGTTACAAACTCTAAGAAAATAGGTGATAATTATGCACAACGTGCAAAAGATAGAAAGGGAAAGTTTGGATTTGATTATAAGATTGATATGTCTGCCGATGCTGGACAAATGCTTAGCCATTATATCAATAAAAACCAAGATGTAGATAAGGGCTTAGAAAACGCTAGACAAGACTTGAAATCTGCTTTGGAAATGTTCCCTGATGATGAGACATTGAAAGAGTTGTCTGCTATTTTGCAAAAGAACAATAATGAGATAGCAGAGGCAAGTAATGAAGCTTATCTCTATGACGTGGATATACCAGATGATAATGGTGAAAACTATCTTGGATGGAATGAATCTCAAAACTTCCCATTGGAAAAATGGTACAGACTATGGGAAATTACTCATCATGGATTCAATGAAAATGAGTATTTCAAAGATGGTGGAGCGAATTATGATAAAGATAGGATTGAGCGTATCATCCAAATGAAACTTGATTCTCCTGAGAACGGCATGCAGAAACTTCCTACATTGAAAGGTGAAGAACTTTATCATGCTTTGGAAGATTTCTTTGACCGTGAAAGACCTTTGCGTGGTGCAAAATTAGCATCAAGGGCTTTGAGCGAAATAGGCTTTGTCGGAATCAAGTACCCTGCTGGCATGATTCATGGCGGTGCAGTGGAAGGCGATTACAACTATGTGATATTCGATGAGGCCAATGCCAATATCGTGGGTAATACCCGATTCTCCTTGCGCTATGACAAGTTTGAGCACGACCTGAACCAGTGGAAGAAGGATAACAATCTGCCAAAGGATGCCCAGCGACCAACCATCCCACAACGCAACGCTGGTGAGAGTGCCGTTGACTTCCTGAAGAGAGTGGACGAGTACCGCAAACAGATGGCTCTGTGGAAGACTGCTCCAACCTACGAGCAGCATCTTCTGAGTGATGATACTGCCCTTGGTGAGTTCAACCGAGAGTTGCAGCGTGGTTCTGTGCTCAAACGTATCGCCTTCCAAGATAGTATGCTGGCTATCCGCAAGGCTCAGGAAGCTATCATGAAGGAAGTGGGTGTTGACCGCCTGAATATGGCTGAGGATGCCTATACTGCCGAGAACCGCAGCCATGGCAAAGGCAAGAACGAGTTTGAGGAATACAATAATGAGTTCTTGCAGCCACTTAGAAAGGCTTATCATCAGATGAAGAAGGTACTGGGCGATAGCTATGATAATGTCCGTATCTACATGATGGCTAAGCATGGCTTGGAGCGTGATGCTCAGATGGCTTTCAAGAAGTCACTGGATGCTGACTTTGAGAACGTGGCTCAGAGAAGTGCGGCATACAGGGCTTACAAGGGCGATATGAACCGTATTACCAATGATAGCGATTTGGAGTTTGGAAGAGTTGATTTCAATACTTGGAGACAGAGAGATAATGCACTCAGAACGAAATACTCTCCTTCCTATATGGACTATCGCTACGACAAGAATGGTATTGCCTACGATTACTCAGGCTTGTCGGCTCTCTTCGGTGGCTCAGACTTTGAAGAAGCTGCCCATAAACTGGTAAGGGATATTGAGAGTAGTCATGTAGCTGAGGTGCAAGACCTCTGGAATGCTACGAATGCGGCTACAAAGAAGATTCTTCGTGATGGCTATAAGGCTGGCATGATGAGCAAAGATACTTATCAGTATGTGCGAGATATGTATAGCCATTATATTCCTCTCCGTGGCTGGGATGGCACTACTGCCGACCAAGTATGGGACTATGTTGGTGGCGGCAAGGGTGCGTTCAATCAGACCTTGAAGACGGCACACGGACGAACCTCTATCGCTGACGACCCTATCGCCTACATCGAGAATATGGCAGAGAGTGGAATCCTGCTGAACAACAAGAACTGGGTGAAGCAACACCTGATGCTCTTGGCTCAGAATCATCCAACTTCCCTGCTGACCCTGAGCAAGGCTTGGTACGTGAAGAGTACGGATGCCAACGGAAATGAAGAGTGGATTCCTGCTACACCTCAGATTACTTCTCAGATGAATAACAATCAGGTGAAGGCTGCTATTGATGCTTTTGAGCAGAAGATGGAGCAGATGGCTCAGACTGGCGATGCTACCCAGAAGAGAGACGGACTGAACATTGCCTATCCTCAGACTCATAGTGAGGAGAGAGAACATGAAGTAAGAGTGATGAAGGATGGCGAGGAGTATGTTATCTATGTGAATGGAGACCCGCAGTTGGCTCAGGCGATGAACAACACCAGAGCACACCGAGTAAGAGAGATTCAGAGCGGCAAACTGGATAGGGCTGCTGCTTGGTTGGGCAGAAAGATGGCTGCTGCCTACACCAGTCTTTCACCTCTCTTCATCCCTTCCAACTACTTCCGAGACCTGACCATGACGCTGGCATCTACCGCTATTCGTGAGGACGCAAAGTACAACTATCTGCTCAGAAAGAATCTGGCTACCTCTTGGAATCTCGGATTCATGCTGAAAGACTATCAGAACGGCAAGTTGAGAGAGAAGGTAAGCAACGGAAACGCTACTCCAAAGGAACAGATGTTCTATGACTTCATGATGAATGGCGGTGAGACTGGCTTTGTCTCTTCTCTTGACGTGGAAGACTTGAAGAAGAAATTCAAAAATGACTTGAAGGATTTGGATAGATGGAAGGCAAACCCAGTTAAGGTAGGGCATACCATCATGGATAGTATCGAGTTTCTGAACAGAATGATTGAGGATAGTAACCGATTTGCGGTTTACATGACCTCTATTCAGTATGGTCGTTCCATTGATGAGGCTGTGAATGATGCCAAGGACGTAACCTTGAACTTCAACCGCAAGGGTACTGGCGAATATGGCTGGCAGATGATTAGAAACCTCTATCTCTTCATCAACCCAGCAGTACAGAGTTTGCAGACTCTTGGTGCTCTTGCCAAGCATCATCCTTTCAAGTTCACGGCTGTTACTGCATCATGGTTGGTGAGTGGTGTGCTGGTTCCTACCGTTAACGCTGCCCTGATGAGTCTGTTTGGCGGTGATGATGATAAGGATAAGTACTGGCAGTTCACCAAGTGGGATAGACGAAACAACCTTATCATGTGGATTCCTTACACTCATGAGTATGTGAAGATTCCGCTTGCTCAGGAGTTCCGTGCCTTCTATGGAGTAGGCGATATGATTGCATCCAAGATTATGGGTGGCGAGTTGGCTGAGGAGAGTTGGAGTCAGTATGCAGAAGACTTGCTCGGTCAGGTGGTGGATATGCTTCCGCTCGACCCGACTGGATATGACGGAAATATTGCGGTCAGTCTGATGCCGAATGCTATTCGCCCAGTCTTTGAGTTGGCTTTCAATGTTGACTTCACTGGCAAGCCGTTATTCAAGGAGACAGAGTATAACAAGTATGACCCTAACTTTACCAAGGCATACGTGGGCACTCCTGATTGGCTGGTTCGTGCATCCAAGATGGTTAACTCAATCGGAAACGACTATCCTGATGTGCAGCAGAATAGCATAGATGCTTTCGGTGACCCAAGATACAATCTGAATAACCCTGCCGTGGTTGACCATGTATTGTCTTCTTATCTCGGTGGTGCTTACACCATGGGCAGTCAGGTGCTCGGTGTTCTTACCAAGTCACTCAACGACCCGAAGGAAATCAAGGTGGCTGATATTCCATTATTCAGCAAGTTCGTCAGCAATCCTGATGATAGACCAGTTGCTAAGAAACAAGGCGATGAGTTCTGGAATATGAAGGAGAACCACGACCGTGCAGCCAATACCCTGAGTAAGTTGAAGAAACAAGCTAAGGTGGATGGCAATTACTCTATGCTGGAACGTTTCTATGACTCTGAGGAGTACAAGCAGTACAAGCAGGATGATGTGAAGGTGAAGAAGTATGAGGAAGACAAGAAGAAGGAACGTGCTGAGGAGAGTGGGGAGGAGTATAGACCTCACAAGTTGAATGCCGAGGATATATACAAGGCTCATGCTACTCCGAAGGATGATTTCGAGGACTTGAAGCTGAAACAACTCTACACCAAACTGAACGGATTCAAGTCTGCCTACGACCTCTTGGTTGATACTGCTCCTAGTCAGAGCGATGGCTACTACAACACCAACAAGGCTGCCATTGATGCCATTGACGAGATTTCCCTTGATAAGCAGGAGATTTCCGAGTTGAAGAAAGGTTTCTTGGATGATGGCAAGGATGCCTACAACGCTGAGGACATGAAGCAGATTCGTGAACTGAGAAAGAGGATTCTTGCAGTGCTGGAGAAGGCTAACAAGGTGGTTGTGGCTAACCAGAAGGCGAAGGCTGAGAAGTAATACATATATGACTATCCCCTGAAAGTGCTAGGCTTTCGGGGGATAATTGCTTCCAACCTGAAACTTTTTGCCTCTATTTCTTGTGCAAATCTATCAATCTGTAAGTATTTATAAAGTTTAACTATTAAAAATATCCTAAATTATTATGTTTCCATTATTTCTTTTTATATTTGCAGCATCTAAGAACATCTGAATTTCAGGTGATTACATCAGCAAAAGATTATCCAATCATTATAAACTTAAAAAATGAAGGCTTATGAAAAAAGATGAAAACGAAGACCTACGAGTCAAGAAGTTAATTGGAGAGATTACGAAACTTCTCCCCGAACGCAGCAAGATTAAGACGGACTTGCTTTATTTCAAGTATGCGCCTATATTGGTCATGCTTATGCGATGGTATGGTGTATCTCAGTTCTATGACAACAAGATGGAGATTACACTATGGTACGAAGAGAATGAGGAACCTGTCTGGTTCTTTTATTTCATCACTTATATCCTCTACCCGATTTCTCTTTGGAAGGGTCAGGTGTTGCACAGATTGTGTGTAGAGTGGCGCATCCCGATACTCTATATTGCAGGAGTAAATGTGATACATATCATGTACGACTCTGTTGTTATCACAAATCAGATGTACTATTGTGATATGTTCCTGATTACACTCATTTTAATTATATATGCTTATGTCGCAATTAGTAAATTACAGCATCATCGAAGCTGGACTTCGTGCTCTCGCTGATAAGGCTCACGAATCAGCAGTTGCCCAAACGGAAGGCAAACCTATCCCTTGCGGTCTATCAGAGAATGATATGGAACTTGTGGCACTTCTTACTGCCATGATGAATGATACGCAAGCCAACAAGGGCGGGTGTGCTCACGAAATGGGAAAGTCTATCTCATCCTTTGAAAAGTATGTTCACGATGGCAAGATACCCGAAGGCATCCACGACCAGTTCGGGCATGAAAAGAAGTGGAATAAGTCGCTCATCCGATACTTTGCCAACAAGAAGGCTTTCTTCCGCAAGCTATCCCGAAAGTACGGCTTGAACCTTTAGCAGTCGCTACACATTATATATATAGGAGAGACCCAATCGCCCCTCCTGTATATTTATGACCTTTTCCGTAACCATAAATCTTTGCTCATCACGCACTTATATAATCTTTTACGAGTTTATCAATCCCTATTCATATTATTCGTATCTTTGTGCTCGTAACGTTACAAAGTGAGAATCATAATTTAGTGTTTAACAAAAAAGATTTCAGGATAATATGGAAAGTAAAACGTATGTATTCGGAAACGAAGGCTCAACATCTAACAATGGGATGCTCGGTCTTCTCGCACCTCTGCTCCAGAAGCAGGGTGTTGACCCAAATGTCCTCCTTGCCATGAAGGGAAACAATGGTTTCGGTGGCGAAGGTGGATGGTTCATGTGGGTAATCTTCCTTTTCTTCCTCATGGGCTGGGGAGGTAACGGCTGGGGAGGTTTCGGCAATAATGGTCGTGGTGGTCTCGCAAACGAGATTAACAATGACTATGGTCGTGGTCTCTTGATGGATGCCATCGGCGGCAACCGCAATGCACTCAGCAATTTGGCTACTCAGTTGAACTGCACCGAAGGTCAGATTCAGAGTGCCATTTCTGCCTTGACCTCTCAGGTTCAGAATGTAGGTAATCAGGTTGGTATGAGCGGTATGCAGACTATCAATGCTTTGCAGCAGGGTAATATGCAGATTGCTCAGCAGATTGCCAACTGCTGCTGCGAGAACCGCTTGGCTATCTGCCAGCAGACTGGAACCTTGCAGAATGCCATCAACAACGTAGCTAATGGTCAGAAGCGTGGTTTCTCTAACGTAGCTTACGAGACTCAGAGACAGACTTGTGACTTGCACAACGCTATCAAGGATAGCACTCAGACCATCGTTGACGGACAAAAGCAAGCTGAAATGAGAGAGTTACAGAACAAGATTGATGCTCTTCGTGAAGAGAACAGCACCTTCAAGTCTTCTGCTATGACCTCTCAGATTGTTGGTCAGGCTGTGGCTCCTATCAATCAGGTATTGGCTGGCTTGCAGAATGAGGTGGCTGGTATCAAGTGTAAGTTGCCTGAGACCGTTACTACTCCTTATAGCCCATTTACTGCGGTTCCTAACTGCGTGGCTTATCAGGCTGGATTGTATGGTTTGAATGCTGCTAACAATGCAGGATTCTGGGGTTAATAAGGAAAGGAGGCTGCTATGTTTTGGTTAAGACCATATACAAGGGTGAATCGTAATGGTTCGGCAGCTATCGCTTCTACGGGCGTGGTTGTGAACACCAACAATGTTGTTTTCTCGTTCAAAAACCACGCCTTCCTGAATGCCAGCTACAGAGGTACGATTTTTGTAAACCTGATGCAGGCTATTCCGACTGGAACGACTGGTACGCTGCCTATCCTTTTCGAGACCAACGGAAGTACTCAGGCTGTGACCAAGTATAATGGCGCACCATTGACGGTTGCAGACATGCAGGGAACTGGTGTTTATCAGTTTTGGTTTGAGAGAGATACTAACACCCTACAGATGATGTCGGGTATTGTTTAACAAGAATAGATAATAGGAGATTATATTATGTTTCAAGGTTTAAGAACTAATTCTTTATTCTATGTCCTAGACAAGGGCGAGAACCCGAACTTGCGAATCGGTCAGGTGGTTTCAGTAAGCAATCCTCAGACGAAATACCCTACCTTTAACAACGGCTTTACTCCTCAGCCTATGGAGACCGTAGTGGACGTGAAGGTGAAGCTGGGTGACGAGGAAGTGGATTTCAAGCAACTGCCAGCAAACGGACAGATAGCCAACGACAAGAACCTTGTTGTTAGCGACAATAAGGATGCCATGAGTGCAGAGGTGGATGCCATGCTGAGACAATCCAAGGCGATACTGGAGAGCGTAGATTACAACAAGAGGGTAGTAGAATCTTGTGAGGGAATGCTACAGCAACTCAACCCCCAGATAGCCAAGGATAAGGAACAGACCGAGAAAATCAATAAACTTGAAGGTAAGGTTTCAGGCATTGAGGGCAAGATTGACAAGATGATGGGATGGCTCCAACAGACCATGAGCAAGTAATCTCCTATCTATTCACTTAAAATCATAAGATTATGGTAATGATTGAGATTACAGAAGATAAGTTCGATGATTTGTATGACAACATCGAGTCTATGCTTGGTTTTGGCAGCAAGGCTATGTCTTGTCTGAAAAAGATGAAGCAGGAGCGTATGGGTGAGCGTATGCCTGATTATCGTGACGATTGGAGAAGAGAGCGTGAGGAACGTGAAGAGCGTGAGAACAGACGTAGATTCAACAACGTAAACGATGATTGGAACTACCCGAACCGCTATGGTGAAAGAGGTGGTGGCGGCTACAATGGTGGCGGTCGCTAGTGTTTAACTTGGGAGTTTTGGTAGTGACATTTATGTCGGGACCAGACTCCCTTTAATATTCAGCAATATGGGAAAATGCAGAATGCCATTGGATATGTATGACCTCAAACCTGAGGGAATGGTTTCTTATCTCAGATACAATGGCTATCATTTCAGCAAGAAGATGTGCGAGTGGGCGGTGAGCCTGATGTACAAGTATGACCCTTCCTCCAAGCGTGATGTAAGTATCTCATTTTGGGATAAGGAGAAGGTGGATGCCTTGCTGCTTGGTCAGGGTGTAGAGGTGAAGAATAAGATAGGCTACGACCATGTATATGTGGCGAATATGGCAAGGGCAGACTTCTACAAGTCTTCCATCAAGGATGAGGAGCAGCTAGCCCAGTTTATCAAGGATATGGTGGATGATGCCGACCAGAAGGATGGTTTTATCTTCAACCGATTCTATGCCGACTGCTGCCATAATGGTGTGCCTATCCCTTGGGAAGATGTGTTATGATTAGAAGAATAATACAACTCCCGAAGTACGATTGGAGCATAGTATGTTTCATAGGTTATCAGCCGCCTGATGCCGATGAGATATGCCATGCTCTTTCGGATATTGGCTGCAACGGAAATCCATTATCGGAAGCCTATGAACATTTGACTAAGCAGAGTACAGACAGAGGTCTTACCTATTCCAACCTTTCCGAAAGAAGGAGTGTGCTTGCCATTGGTGAGTGTGAATCTGATGGCAGCATCATCAATACAATAGGTCATGAGCTTCTCCATGTTGTAGCGCATATCTGTGAGCAGGATGGAATTGATATGCTGAGCGAGGAACCATGTTATATGATGGGGAGTTTGTGCGAGAAGTTCTTCAAAGTGTATGATTAATGTTGTTGTTTCTGTTTGGTGCATAAGAGAAGGGTGAAGCTTTTGACTCACCCTTCTTCTTTATCTATATGGTTTACTCCCCATACTTTGGCTCCTCATACACCAAGTTATGCTCATCTACGTAAGCCTTGGCTTCTGTGTATGTGTCAAACTCTACTGCGGTGGCATCTACTGCTGGGAATACCTCAGCATTGTCACCTTCCTCTGTGAGAGGGAACACCATCTTGGTTCCCTCATGTACTACCTTATACTTCTTTGTTAACTTATTCATATCTTGTTTCCTTTCTTTTTGATGTTAAACTTATGACACCTTATGCAGGAATGATTGAGACAGTGTAGCCTTTACTCTGTAAAGTCTGCACTGCTGCATCTGATGCTGAGGTGCGAGTGCCAGTTGCAGTGATAGATTTCATATACTCAGGAGTAGAACTAGTTATGCCAGTAACACACTGTGCTTGGTCTTGAAGCATCTTGTCAATATTGCTAAGTGTAGGTAACCCTAAAATTCCGATGATTTTTGATGTGCTTGGTCTTGAAGACCACGAAATAGAAGCATTTCTTCCTAAATTCAAATATTTAAAATTTACAGGAAGCAAAGCTATATCTCCAAAATCACCTTTATTAACAGCGTTCTCACAATCAAACGTCTCTAGTTTTGGTAACATTCTCAGTTGTTCTGCTTTTCCATTTATGAAAAACTTACCTGATAAGTTTGTAATAGCAGTCAAATTTTTAAGACTACTAATATCACCTGTAACGTTAGTTGAATTAATTATCAAGTTTGTAATAGCAGTCAAATTTTTAAGATTACTAATATCACCTGTAACATTATTTGAGTTAACTGTAAGGCTTGTAATAGCAGTCAAATTTTTAAGACTACTAATATCACCTGTAACGCTACCTTTAAGTGAAATTATTTTTAAACCTGTTGACGGTTTTAATGTATCCAATGGAAATTCGGTATTTAAGTTCAATTCTACTTGAGTGATATTGTTTAAAAAGGTAAATTGATTAATTTCATTTATACCTTTTTTGCTTTTATTAAGTAATCCATCAATATTATACTTGCCCAAGAAATGAAATCTATATAAACCAGCAGAAATAGATTTCAAATCCTTCCAGGCATTTACAACTTTCTTTACGCCTCCACTTACATTTTCTTCACCTAACTTATGAGTTTGTTCACAATAATACTCTGAGTTGCCTAGGTTTACTTGAAAAAGAAGTTCATCTACCGAACTACTCTCTACACCGATAACACATTCTCCTATGTGGAGTAACTTGTCATTAGTTACGGCACCATTTAATTTTGTTACTAAACATTTTCCCATATTAATATAAAATTTAATTAAACTTTAAAATATTCTTTATCTAACCAATCAAATCGCTTATTCAATACATTTATCAAGGTTTCCATATAAGAAACATTTCCTGCATCCCATTTTTCCTTTTCCTCGTTAATATCTTCTTGTGGAATTGCAGACAATATCTCTTGATAGATAGTATTGATATAATCAATATTCAATACAGTACCTCTTAGATAGGCATATCTGTTTGATATTTCATCCTTATATAAAGTTCTGAAATTCTCCCATAAACTCATATCAGCAGCATAAGAGTTTGTCATAATGTCGAGATTTGAACTTGTTGAATCAAAATTCCAAGACAAGTCCAAGTCATAAAAGAAAGGATAGAATATCTTTTTATCACTGCCTGTGTACAGTATCATATTTCTGCAAGTGTTGTCTCTCATCAAGAATACTTGCAGGTTGATAAAATAATCAATCCAATCTATTACAGACATTCTTTGTGGTACATTATCTTTAGTGAAATTTTCAGAATTGATAAAGGAGAAGAAATCAGTCAACGCCTGCTTGTTTGATTCTGTCAATTCATCATTCATCTCGTCTTCCCAATCTTCTGGCTTTGCAGCAGTCCAGTTGTTAGGGTCATTTGCATTACCTCTTGTTCCACTAACAATCATACCACTAGCATCCCCATCAAGAAGATAGTTCTTTTCATCCTTTTTTAAGCCGAAAATATCAAGACCATAAAACTTACCACCAATATTCACTCTTATAGGGAATCCTTTAATCATGCCAGTTGCTCCACTATAAGGTTCATTCTCACTATTCCAAGGATAATTATGATAATTCTCCCGATGTTCCCAAATATCCATCAAGATTCTATTCATAATAAATTCCTTTACTCTAGACCGGTCTGTATAGTTTGCTTTCAAATTGAAGCCACTAGTACGTACCATTTCGCCAATCTTTAACTTATCTTTCTTAGAGAAACCTGAATCTTTGTAGAAAGTAAATCTAAAGTTTCGCTTTCTTTTATAGAGAGTTGAAGAACCTTGATACTTCACACCAATATAAAAAGACCCTTTTAGATAATGACCGAAGTCAATATCTACAACACACTGATGTTCAGTTTTCTTATCTACTGACCATGCACCTATTGTAGGAGTATCTGTTATCTTGGTAACTTTTATACTTGTTTCATTAACACTATATGTTCCATCAGGTTCATTCTTAGTCAAAGAACTTGTTACATAAGGAACTTCATTTACGAATGTTACTTTTGATGGAACATAAAAGTCTAACCCAACACTATTATCCAGCTTAGAATAAACTCCATTTCCTTCGTCTTTTAACGTTGACTTAACAAAGAACTGCAATACTGTGAGAGCCTTCTGTGCATTCTCCTGAGTATCTTCATTGATAACTATTGGATAAATGCCTGTCTTGTCAGAATATCCATCATTGGCAGTAAGGAAAAAGGTTTCCTGCTTAATGTTCACTATACCATAATTTGGTAAATGCCATTTTCTAACTTTAGGCTGTGAGTTTATGAAATCTAACACATCTTTCTGTGCGTTACTTCCAAAATTTATTTTTCCAACCTTTAAGTTGTCAATATTCATTTTCCTTTCATAGCGTTCTCCTTCAGCATTTCGGTAGCCAAGAATATTATCCTCTGCATCTGTAGTTATTTCCATTCTCCCTTCAGGGTCTTCAATATGCTCAAACTCTTCTGGGATAGTCTCAGACTTAGCATTGTGAATATAATGACTACCATTATTGTAAGTAGCAGACAGGACCTTTCCGTCTGCATCTTTCTCTACTGCCATATACTCAGGATTCTCCTGCAAAGAGAAAATATCAAGAAGTTCTTTGAGATTGGTATCTATTGTACCAATCATTTCCTGCAATGATGCAAGGTCTGATTGAAGCTGAGAGATAACTTGCTTCAAGGCATTTACCGCATGGATTTCACCAATGATTTGTCCGTCTCTTCTGATACCAAGAAGAACCTTATCATTTGCATCAAGCCATGCAGCAAAGAACTCTTCATTCTGAGCAACATGATACATTTCATTGAAAGGAAAATATGGTTTACCAGATTCTCTGTAGATACCAAATAGAAGTCTTTCATCTGAATCTGTTACTGCATGGATGAACTCTTCATTCTCAATAACCTTAAAGCACTCCTTTACTTCATCTTCGATGAGAGATTTGCCTTCCTCTTTGTCAACCTTTGTGTCTTGAAGATTCTTGATGTCTTCTCCTAACTTTGCGCTGACACTATTGAGATTTGCAAGAATGCTTGTCAGAGTCTGAGTATTATCAATGCCAGCAAAGAAGCCTTTCAACTCCTTTAATGTATCAATAGCACTTGTAGTATTATCATCACCCAAGATAGCGGTAATCTTATCTGCCAAGAGATTTACTTGTGACTGCAATCTGTTCTCTACTGCACTTGTTTTGCCAAATACTGGAGTACCATCCCACTGAATACCGAAGAGAAGTTTATCATTTGCATCTACCTTGGCAAAGATAAATTCCTCATTCTGAATGTAGCGGTATGGGAGAGCAAACTGAGAGACTAACTTGTCCTTAGAATCACCGAACTCTTGGGCAATGTTTTCTTTATCAAACTTCTTATCAAGTTCAGTAGCTACCTCTGACTTCTCTGCCTTAGTACCAATAGTGACATCTTGTACTTTGTTCTTAGCAGCAAGTTCATCAATGGCTCCTTGGGCGGTGACTGCGTTCATGCCACTAGTCTCATTATTATAAGATACAGCATTGGCAGTAGATGCTCCACCTGAGACAGTGATGTCTTTGATGGCATCCTCCAACTGATGGGTCTTTTCACCTATCTGCTGCAAGTTCTCTTTATCTCCTTCAAGAAACACTTGCTTTGCAGAGGCAATCTTACCCTTCTTGGTCTTGGCTAGAAGTTCATCTGTTAAATTTATACTCATATTATATAATCTTTATACGTTTATGATATTACTAAGCTCCATGTAGCTGGTGTGAGAGGATTGGCTGTACGGTATGCCTTGAATGTTCCTAAACTATTGGTGATAGTCTGAGGAGCAGCAAGGGTTACATCAAATCCAGCACTGGTTACACGGGTGATTGAGAGATAACTAGGTACTACTAGCCAGATGTAATCATTATCCTTGGTAGTTACTTTTGGGTTGAATGATACTCCTGCGGATGATACCTTGTTGAGCGTATTGAGGATTTCTGCGGTCATGGTGGCTGCTGGGTTTCCTCCAAAGTAGCAGAGATAGCGAGTCTGGGAAGTGCTCTTGCCAGTTCTGCCTTTCTTGGTTACTGCATACTTGAAGATTTCTCTTGCTCCTTCGATTGGGGTGGATAGGGTTCCACCTGATGATGGAGTGGTTGAGATATTCTTTGCGGCATTGTCGTTAATCTGCTTACTGATGATGGAGGTATCAGGCACAATGGGCTTGTTGTCGCTTGAAACAGAATAGCGAACCTCAGTCTGCATTGTACCTACATTCGGGGTGATGGTGAAGCCTAAGATGATTGGATATACCGTATCATTCAGCTTGGCTAGATTCTCATCAACGTCCTGAATCATTCCTACAAGTTCATCAGGAAGACCAGTTGCAGATTCTATAGCCTTGCGAAGCTCAGGGTCTAGCTTATCCTTTTTCAACGTACCATCTGCAATCTTATCATTGGTGATAGACTTTCTTGCTACCTTTTCCGTTGTTACTGACTCGTTGGCAAAATGCTTGGATTCCAAGGATGCCTCACGAACTACTCTACCATCTACTGATTGGTCACCCAACTTCGGGTTGGTGATGGTTTTCTCCCCAACTTTCTCAGTGGTTACGGCTCCATTCTGAATCTTTTCTGTGATAACAGCACCATTCAGAATTTTGTCGTAAGAAACGGAATCCTGAGATAGTTTGGAATTATCTACAGAGTGTTCTGCCAATTTCTCATTGGTGATAGCATTGTCGGCAATTTGCGTAGTACCGAGTTGGTCAGACTTATTGACCTTCTCGTCAAGAGACTCTTTGACGGATTTACCCGAACTTTCATCCTTGATATATCTGGTATATGTCAAGGTCTCATCGGCAGTTCCGCTTACGAGCGTGTTGTTGTATGTTACTTCTTTTGCCATATTATTTTAATTTAGCGTTATATGTATATTCTCCTGCTTTCAACTCATCAGTCCAGTAATAGTAAATATCGCCTATCTTGGTGGAGTATAGGGATGCGGTGAGTCCTGACTGATAGAACTCTACTGGAACACGGCTAGCGAACCAGATGTATGGCTTTTCCTTTGTCGTTGTGATATTGATAGACTTATCTACAATATCTCCTTCAACCTTTTCAAGGTCTTCAATGTTGAACTGGCACATGTTCTTTGCAGCGGTGGCTCCACAATAGTAGATGTTATCGTCACCGTTAGCCATAATGCTGACGTAACCTGACACGGCTGGAATCTCAATCTTTCCGTCCTTGTAAACGTCTCTTGTGATGTCAACACCATCCATGACTACCTTAACCATTCCGATATTGAAACCTTCGGCTGGAGTAAGCGTTGTCTCGAACTTCTCACCCAACTTCAATGTAGCTGGAGTGTTGGAGAGTGTAATATCGTCAAGAGAATAAACGAAGGTGCAATCAGACTGATTCTTTGTGACCATGTAGTAGCGAAGGTCGAACATGCCAACCGTCTCGCTCTGAAAGACTCCACAAGGAACCTTCACCCTTTTGTTGGTCTCAATAATCTGCAAGATGTTTCGCTCAACACTCTTCATCGCATAACCCTCATAAGTCCATGAAACGGCTACATTGTAGTTGCCTACTCCTAGGGTGGCTGGGATATTGCATACAAGCACATTATGCTCGATACCACCGATGGACGTTGGCACGATGATGGAATCATCGAAACAGCATTGCAGTTCCACCTTGATGTCGGATGCCTGAGTCATATCGAAGTCAACCAGCCGATTGAACTCCTTAGACATATCCATCTTCCTTACCAAGATATGGAGATTGAAAGCGTTGCCTTGTACTATTTTATAAATCATATTTGATACACATTATTAATAATATAGCGCAAAGATAGGCAGAATTTTCTCTACCTATCCTTTATCCGTTAACACTTGAATAGAAAAACTTTAGATTAAGCCTTTCCAGCGTAGGAATTTGCGTTTTCGGCTGAGTTTTCCCTTCTTGCTCTTGCAGTTGGTATGATAGACACAATCACGGAAGAGGTCTCTGACCTTCATGTCTTTATCTACCAACTTTGTCTTCTTGAACGCTTCAAAATAGGAGCGGTTCATAATCATCAAGTTGCCCTTCTGCGTAGGAAGGACATAGAAGATGTCACCGTGGTTCTTCTTTGCTGCGAGGTCAGCCTTAGCCGTAGCTTGGCGATACATGATTTCGCACTTGATGCGCTTGAAAATCTTTGTTACTTTCATAATCGTAATTATTATTGTTTGAAACTATATGATGGTTGCTGCCGAAACAGAAACCTTTCTTCTCATTACTCTTGCCTGATTGGAAATCATCTTAGGCATTTCCATTTCATTGAAACAGATGTGGAGTCCGATGGCTCTGGTCATGAGTAAATCATCGTGCTTGCCATCAATGGCTCCGTATGCTCCGTTCTTCTTACGCTCGTAGGTAAGGAACTCATTCAGGCATCGTTGGTCACGCTCAACGTATAGATGCTCTCTGACTACCTGAACCAAAACAGAGATAACCATTGGCTTGGTTGCCACATTGGTATGGAATCCGTACTTGCGTGGAAGACCTTCCTTGATGTCTACTTCGCTCTGTTTGCGTGCATAGAGATTATCGTACTCATCCTTTATTTGATTCAGGATGAACTCAGACTGGTCACCACCTTCCAAGATGTGCTCCTTGTCTTTCGTCTCCAAGGTGTTGGATTCAATCACCAGCAGGGCATTGTCGTAGTACTTGGCTATCTGAGCAGCCTTCCATGCCAGCAAGTCCATATCTATATGTCCGTACCATTGGGCTACCACATACGGCTTGCCTCCTTCCATCATCCAATAGCGGTCGAAGACACAGATAACAGACCAGTCTGCCTTACTACCTCTACCGCCAATATCCACGACAACTAGATAGCGGTTTGTTACCTTGCAATCGTCAAAGTACTCTGGCTTGCTCCATATCCACAACTGCCCTGTCTTGTCTTCTGTGAATCGAACATTCTGTAGGCACTTCTTGCCCTTATATCCGTCTCCGTAAACATCACCGATAAACTTAGGTGCTCGGCATCCCTTCTTGAACACGTCAACCTTCTCCTCAGCGAATACCTTGGCTCCTGAGTGCTTGAAGGCCTCTACTGGGTCAGAAGGGAATCCGCTAGCCATATCGCCATGGTCAGTGAACTTCTTGCGCTCCATGATATACCAGTTGAGAGCTTCCAAAGGTGCTCCCATATGCCACAACTTCCAAAGGTAGGTAACTGGCTCCTCACGATTCGACATCGTGTTGGTGTTGTTGCGGTTGTCGTACAACCATTTTGCGAACTCCTCTTTCTGTTTCTTACTCTCGAAGTCAAGATGGTATAGGTCGTAAATCTCGAACCAAGGTACGAAGAACGGCTCAAATACCGATTCTCCTGCTTCTGCTGCCAACCACTCCTGATGGAAGAAGTTTCCAGTACCATTTGCGGTTGATTCATATACTATCATCGTGTATGGTCTGTAGAGTACACCATTGGTCGCATTCTGTACAACTTCCTCAGGAGACTTGCCTTCCGTCTTCTCCCACAATCCCACCTCGGAACAATGGATAAGGTTGTAGTCTTCACCATTGGCAGAAGTTGGTTTCTGCATGGAACCCACCTTGATTTTGCAGAATCTCTGAGGAACCTTCTTGACGTTACCTGATGTTCCGAATCCTACAAACTTAGGCTCGTTCTCGGTATATGCTTCTCCCATTTCATGCAGGAACTTGACTGGGAACATCTTCAATGCTTCATCAAACATTCCTCGGATGGTTTCTGCGGTGTCCTTGACCTGAGCCACGATGAGCGAATTGAGTCCCTTCTGCCACATGAGTTGCAGCCAAAGGAAGTACATCTGAATAACCGTTGAACCTCCCCATTGTCGGGCTTTCAGCAGGATGAGACGGATAGGGCGATTCTTCTTTCTACGCTCCTCCAGCCACCTGAGCAATCTACGCTGCGGTCTTCTGAGCACAAAGCGGAAGGGGAGACCTCCACCTTTCGGCTTGATATAAATGAATACGGCAAAGAAAAAGAATGGGTCATGTTTCATTCTGATGCGAGTAAACTGCTCCACCAGTTGTTCCATTTCCTCCTCCTCGTTGTACGGCTCGTCTATATCTTTGTGCAGTTCCTCGATTACTGCCTTGCAGCTACCCAATTCAATGAGCATCTTCACGAGCGGAATCTTCTTCATTGATATAGGAAGGTTCTGTTTCTGAATCGGGTAATCGGGCAGGAAGAGCAGGAACCGCTTATCTCCACAACCTTCACCCTTGACGGGATTGAAGGGCGTGTTGATTTCCTTGATGCGTTTCTCGTTCTCCTGAAGGATGGATTTATAGTGCTTGGCTAGTGCATCGGTTACTGGCGGCTTGGTGGCGGTTACTTGTCTTGGCATAGCGGTGCATTTAGATAACCCCACAACAAACCTAGTACATAGCAGTAGATGTGGACTCCAACTGCCATGCAGGGAATGAAGATTCCGATACTGATATAGATTAAGATAATTGTATTGTACCTTATCTTATTATTAACGTAAGGGGCAATAAATCCCATATAAGCATAGATAAAACCGCTGAGACCAATGATAGGTACGGAGGATTGGTAAGGATAGCTGATAGCGATGAGATAAAATGCGACCATGTGACCGATGCCACAAGGTATGGCTCGATAACACTGATGGAAAACATATAAGTTGATGGCGGCATGGAAGACGTTCTGATGAAAGAACGGATAACTGATGCGCTGCCAAAGAGTGCAGCCATCTGACAAGCCCATGCCATCATAGCCCATAAGGGTGATACACATTATTATAATGTACCCTGCATAAAGCGCAATCTTCTCTTTCGCTCCTCGTAGCATCTTTTCTTCTCCTCCTTTCTCACCCTATAAAGTATGACGTGCATGGTTTGCGGAGTAAGATAGAAGCTGGGTGCTGGCTCGTAGCATACACGTTTGATAATATCCATCTTAGACAAGTGTGGATATTGCTTTCTATAATTCTTGAATCTTCTGAAAATCTCCTGATACATTGCCCTTCGGGTAGGTATCATATAATCAATGGATTTTCCCAATAATAAGTCTAATATGACTATATAAGCACGGTCTTCCGAAACCCAAAATCTACAGCTCGGAGACTGGGATAGTTTTTCCTCAATCTCTGAGAGTGTTATATTGTCTCCTGTCGTAAGTATCTCACGATAAGCCCTCAATATATCAGCATCACGTTCCTCTTTAAAATCACATCGTGAATCCTTATATTTCATATCTGACCCTGCAAATATACAAAAAATAATTGAATTAGTCGTATTAGAATAACGATAATTAACGGATAAAGTAGAAATTAGCCGAAAAAGCATTAACTTTGGGCATTGATTTATAAATATAATACATATATATGCCAGATAATACAAATATTGAACAGAATGCTGGTGCTGCCAAGCAGCAGGAAACAAAGACCAAGAGAGACTTGGCTTTGGAGCGTTTGAAGACCCGACATCCAGACACGGAGTATGCGGATGATGAAGCTATGTATGGCGCAATCAATGATGATTATGATGCCGACCAGAAGGCTTTGCAGGGTTACAAGGATAATGAGAAGGCGATGGGTGACTGGTTGGGCAGTGACCCTGAGGCAGCTACCTTCCTACAAGCAATGAAGGCAGGTAAGAGTCCTTACGCTGAGTTGATTCGTACACATGGCGAGGATGCCATTGACTACTACTCTGACCCAGACAATGCGAATGAGATTGCATCGGCTCAGTCGGAGTTCTTGCAGAATGCTGCCAACGGCAAGAAATTGCAGGAGGAGTATGATACGAATATGCCTTCCAGCTATGAGGTGTTTGACAAGTTGGAGGAGAAGTATGGCGAGGAAGCTGTGAACGATGCCATCGACCAATGCTTTCAGACCATGCGCAATGTGGTGACTGGCAAGTTTACAGAGGAAATGATTACTGCTTTTATTAAGGCTAAGAACCATGATACCGATGTGGCTGATGCGGCACATGAAGGTGAGGTTCGTGGTAAGAACAGCAAGCATATCAAGAACCTTGAACTGAGAAAGAAAGGCGATGGTACTGCCGACCTTGATTCTGCCAATGCGGAGACCAAGTCAACGGATAACCAGCCTGACCTTGGTGCTGTTGGCAGGGTATCACGAAGGGGTAACGTCTGGGAGCGTGGCAACGAGAAGAGAACACACATTAGATAATTCGACAAGGTGAAAAGATAATATATAATGTTTAATTAATATTCAGAATAACAATGAAGAAAAGTACATTTAATCGGCTGCTTTCCATTTTCCTGATGGTTATGGCAGTTATTTTTGGAGTGAATGGTCAGGTTATCATGGCTGAGGCGGCTCTTCCTGATGGCGGTAGTACCGAGAGTGGTCACCCTGCGGAAGCTGGTGGTGCTCCTGCTGCTGGTGAAGCTGGCAATGGTGGTGCTGCTCGTCAGGATGATGGTATCAAGACTGAGACGAAGGGTCGTGAGCACTTTAACGAGAATGGCACGGAGTATTACCTGAACGACATTGATGAGAAGATTACCAAGATTCGCCCGATGGCTACTCCTGTTGACCAGATTTCACGCTATGCGACAACCAAGTCTGCCAATTCGTTTGTAGTTGAGTATTGGAGTATCGGTACACGACCTATCAAGACTACCGTGAAGGAAGCAACGGTGGAGAGTTCGGGTACATCTATGACATTGAAGGTAGAAGACCCTACCATGTTTACGCTGGATGATACCATCCGAGTGGTAGGTGTGAAGGCGATTACAAACTATAAAGGTGTTGCTTATTCAACCATTACTGATGCTCCTACTCCTGATTTGGAACTCTGCGTTTGCGGTAAGGACACAGAAGGTTATCCGATTGTGTATGCCGTGAATGGTAAGTTGATTAACAAGCAGGCTATCTGTATTCCAGCCTTGAAGAAGGGTCAGAAACTTATTCGTATGGCTAAGAGTTGTGGTGAAATGGACGTTCAGACAGGTCGTTTCAACAACCTTCCTGCATCTGAGACCCAGTATTGTCAGAACTTCATGATTCAGGTTGAGCAGAGTACCTTCGACAAGATTGCTGCTAAGCGAGTAGATTGGGACTTCTCGGACATTGAGGAGGATAGCATCTATGACATGCGTCTTGCCATGGAAGGTACTTATCTCTTCGGTGATATGGCTTGCATCAAGCACGAGGTTAAGAATGGTTCTGCCCAGTGGTTTACAAAGGGTATCTGGTGGATGGCTGGTAAGGACATTGAGGTAGGTCATGTTGCTACTGCTGATGATATGAAGAAGGGCTACAACAAGAATGAGCGAGTGATTAACGACTTGGAGTTGGTTGACATTTCCAAGGACTTGTTTGTGGGTACTGGTATCGGCAACAAGCGCAAGGTGATTATCGCTGGTTCTGACTTCGTGAGTGCATTCAGCAAGATTGATTCCGACAAGTTCCGTTTGAAGGACACCGTTGATATTTGGAAGTTGAAGTTCAAGAGTTGGGAGACCGACTTCGGTGAGGTGCTGATGATTCACTCAGAGTTGTTCGACCTCTTCGGTATGAGTGACTGCGGCTTTGCCCTTGACCCTGAGTTCTTGGTTAAGCGAGTACACTTGTCTTGGACACGAAACGTGCTCGACTTGAAGGCGGCTGGCATCCGTAACACCGATGCTGTAGTTATTCAGGAGGTAGCTTGTCTGTACTTGAAGTACCCTAAGGCTCATGCTCGTATGCGCCTTGCTAAGGTTCCTGAGGAGGTTTCTCGGGCAGATGATGCAGAGGTGAAGACTGCTGCCTAAACGAGAGTAGAATTGCAAATTATTCATTAAATAGTGAGGGGTGTGGGCACTAGCCCCATCCCTTTTTTAGTAACACATATATAATAAGGTATAATCATGTTTAATACATATCAAGCAGGAACAGATTTGGCATTCAGCGTTATGGTAGGTAACGAGCGAGTGCGAATTGTTTTCGAGGGTAAGACAACGGGTAGTAGTGTTTATATGACAAGAGACCCGAAATTACAGAAGGCTATTGAGTCGCATTATTGGTTTAACGACAAATTCTTCTTGGCGGAATCGGTTGACGAGAAGAAGGAAGCTGCGGAAGCCAAGAAGAAGGCTGCTGCTAAGGCAAAGAAGAAAGTGGCTGACGAGAAGAAGACCCACGTAGTGACAGACGTTGAGGATGCCAAGGACTATCTGGCTGAGACCTATGGTGTGAGCCGTTCAAAGATGAAGACCAAGGAGGAAATCTTGGCTATTGCCAAGGAAAAGGGTGTTGAACTAGAAGGACTGGAATAATGAGTACGTATGCTGTATCTGAACTGGTGAAAGAAGTGAAGGTGCTCTTGGACAGGAACCAAGAGACTTCGGGCTTGCTGACTCCTACCGATACTGATACCTTGTCACAAGGCGAGTTGATTCAGAGTAAGATAGTAGATGCAGCAAGAATCATATTGAAGGATGCTCCTGCCAGTATGCTGGATGGTAAGACTTTCAATGGATTGAATACTGTTTGGGCTGAATCAAATGGTGCTTATGTGGGAACCGTCTATCTGCCTTCCGACATGATTAGACTCCTTAACGTGAAGGCTAGTGACTGGAACCGCTCGGCTGAGATAATAACAGAAGAGGATGATGCCTACAAGATTCAGTGTAACCGATTCGGAGTAAGGGGAAATCCTGAGCGACCTATCGCTGCACTCATTCATAATAGCGGTAATCGGTACTTGGAACTTTTCACAAGCAAGAGTAATACGGCTACCGTATCGCTTACCTATGTGGGTATGCCTTCTATTAGTGAAGGTAATATTGATTTGCCTGAAACATTGAAGGATTCCATCGTGTATATGGCTGGCTACCTCACTTGCTTCAGTCTTGGCGATACCGATACCGCAAACGGATTGCTTGGGGTGGCTTGGAAGCTGGCACATATTGTTGAACCTACAACATCATAA